AAAGTTCTTTTTGTTGCGGGCGGGCATGTTGTCAGGCTTTCGTGCCACTGGCCTTCTTCCTTTTTCTGCCAGAAGCAGTTACAGACCAATTAACCTTGCGAGGTCCGGTCTTTTTTGCTGCTTCTTTCTTGGTAATACGACTGGCAACTTTAGCTGGTCTGCAAGCTGGATAAGGACGCTTCTTCTTTTCAGAACCAGAACGGCCACACTTCTTGCCTGTCTTTACATCCCGCCAGTCTTCTTTAAACCACTTAGTTAAACCGCCCTTTGGTTTAGCCATTAGGCGTACGTCCCGCCACGCTTCTTATAGGTCCTAACAAGCCATGCGTTTGCATATGCGCTAGGGTAAACATCAAATTTCTTTTTTGCCTCTGCTTTCACACGAGAGTAGAGAGCCTTGTTCTTAGGCGTAGGACTGCCTGACTTCTTCTTCTTCGGTTTGGCTGGTGCTTTGGGTGCCATAGGTGTATCCCCCGCAAAGGTTATTGCTTATAACATGAATTGAGTAAAGAGTCAAGAGGGCAAGTTGCCCTGCCCCCTTGATTAATATTATACGCCAGTCTGGACTGCAGCAGTCTGGACTAACTTAGTCGGGTCACCAATGTCAGCAATCAAAGCAATAACACGGAAACGAACTACAGCAGAGTCTGCACCCAAGATTTTAACTTGGATAGCGTCTGTTGCAATTACTGTGTTGATACCTGCTGCTGTAGGGTGAAAGTTGTAGATAGCGTCAGCGTTACCATCGACACCATCACAGAAGGCATCAATGTCGGTGCTGATACCAACGTCAAAAGTCACACTAGAGCCACCAGCTTCAAGGACATCAAGGCAACCACCAAGAACAATCGAGTTGTCCGGTAGGTCAATCACTTTAATGACATCGTTAGCTGTAAGGTTGTCATCGGCAGCGTCAAAGATTTTTGACTGCACGATGTAAGGACGAATCGCGTGTGCGGGATGTCCTACAGTTCCACCACCAGTGATGGTATGGTCAAAAGTAGCCATTTATCTAGCCCTCCTTACGAGAAGTCAATGACGCCACGAACAACAGCTTCTTGACGCAATACCTTGCGACCAAAAACGTGAAGTCCACGAATGACATCAGAGAATGACTCAGTTGAACGAACCACTTCGGTCTTAGCAATGTGCGAAGCAGTGGCTACAGCAGACATGTGACCAGCAAGAACAACGTTCTCAGAGCCATCTGTTGCAAGAGTAGCAGAAGCGTCAGTCAGTGTTAACTGGTCAGTTCCACCTGTGCTGTTTAGTGCAGTAGACTTGTAACAGCGGAAACCAGCAAAGGTACCGTTGATGGCAAGGCCATTACGCAGCGGAGATGAAGCATCACCAGTCACTTGGACTTCGGCGATTTTGTTACCAGCTTGGAACATCTTCTCGTAGAAAATTGGAGGTGCTACAAACCAGCGGTTTTCTTCAGGCACAGACTCATCGTCAAGCAAACGGGCCATAGCCAACATCAAGTTGATGCCGTTATCGTCTGTTTCAACGTTGATGGGAGCATTAGCTGTTCCCAGTGTACCTGCTGCAGCAGTAGTTGTCAGAGTCGTACCAGAAACGGCAGACGCTGCAATACCTGCGGCATCAGAGATGTGCTGTAGAACGGCAGCATCGTACTTACGCTTCAAGGCAAACGCACCAGAAGAGGTGGCAAGTGCTTCAAAGTTTACGTGCGAGTGACGCTCTTCGATGTCGTCGATTTTAAACGCAAAAGCATTTGCATTATCAACGACCATTGAGATTTGGTCATCAGCCAAGTCTTGCGGATTTACCACAGAACCCCGTGTGTATGCAGACACAGAGACTGTAGGCTCCTTGATGATTTTGACTGTATCGCCATAGTTTTCAATTTCGCCAGCGTAGTCGGTGTTTGTAATATCTTCTACAACCGAAGCACGACGGAAAAACTTCAGAACTTTTTGGCTAAAGATTTCTGGTGCAAAGTTACCGGATGGTAAGTTTCCATATCCAGAAGCTGTATCGAACGCCATTGTTCAATCCTTCCTTTTTTGAGGTTTAAGTTTAGTTGTTCATGTCAATCCGGCCTTCGGACCGTGCAGTGTCGAGTTCGGCTTCCACCTTCTCAAATTCCCACGGTTTCAGGCTACGAATTTCTGAAGCTTTCCAAATCCTTTTGTTACCATTAGCGTCAGTGCGTACGTCCCGTGCAGGGGTTTTTGTAACTGCATCTGCTGCCGATGAGGAGGTTTTGGTTTTCTTCTTGGTTAAGCCTGTATCGGCTTTATAGAGGTCTATGACCCGTGCCGCCCATCTAGCATCCTTGTTATTCTTGTAGATGCCATCTGAGATAGACTGTGGCTGTTCTTCTAGCCACGTAAGAAACTTTTCACTTGCTTTGAGTTCGTCAAAGTCTGGGTGGAGCCGTAGCAGTTCCTCGAAGGCTTTCTGCTTTTCTAACTCTTTTTCCCGTTCCTTGATAGTTCCCAATTCTTCTCGCAGTTGCGAAACCTGTGATTCTGTTTGCATAGAAGACACGGTTTGCACCATTTCAAAAACATCTGGGTAACGCTCCTTAAACTCATTGAGTTCTTCCGGCGTTCTAGGCGGTTTAACACCTTCGGGCATTTCAGCAACCCGTTCTGTCATTGCGTTACGAAGTGAATCTAATTCTGACTTGAACTCTCCTACCTTTTCATCGTAGTGTCGTTTCAAATCGTCATAACGTTTCTTGTAATCGTGGGTTTCTTCTTTTTTATTATCTACGAAGCTGGTGCCTTGTTGCGGAGTGGCCTCTTGGGGGTCCGCCTCTTGCTCCTCTGATGCTTCTACCGTTTCATCTTCATCGTCGTCGATGTAAACTGCGTCACGGTGTTTTCCACGATATAGCGACTCATTGTTGATTGCTCCGAATGAATCGTTTGGTTTGTTGGCACGGTGGCCTCTTGCTTTTGCCATTTTGTTACCTCTTCATAGCGGGGCTACTTTGGCTTGTAGGTAGCCGCTTCGGTTGTGTCAGGGCCGCTACGCGGGTGGCTGACTAATTACTGCAAACCTTTTTTAACTTTATCAGCATACGTTTTACCCTCGCCGTAAGATGCAAGGGCCGCGTCTAAGTTGTCATGGTCGCGTAATTTCTGGCGCAGAACTGCGTCTGCTACATTGTTTCTGAAGACAGTCGCTTGTACTCTGGGCCTCTATCTTTGAGGTCTTGCAGCGTATCCGCAGTTATCTGCATAGGGCCAAAAGCCGACGACGGAGCCGTTTTGCGCTTAATGCCTGTAAAAATATAAGGCTGGTCTTCAAACCCTTTTATTTCTACGGCTTTAATTGCGTCCTTGATTTGACCAATCGAATAATTAAAGAAGGTGTCTTCATCACGGCTAGGTATGGGGCCAGCATCAACGGTGGAGGGCTGCTGTATAAAACCCTCTGGTAATTGTGTCTGGGGTTTTTGCCGCAAACCCAGCATCAGGCCACCTGTGGCTGCACCTACAATCTGTTGACCGTTTTCTTCTATACGTTCCTCAACTTCCGGTTTTCCCCGGTTGTTGATTTTGTTTAAACGGTCATACCCAATAATTTTAGCTAGGTGCGGTGCGACCTTGACTTCGCCGCTGGAAAGAGCTACGTCTATTAGTTTAGCACCTTTTCCATCTTTGTCAACTGTTATTCCACGACGAATTGCTTCTTTGTGTGCATCTATCAACATTTTCTTAATGTCGTTGCTTCCTGCAAACTCAACAGCAGGGGCGTTAATAACGAATGTGCCCTCTGGTACAGCATCGGGACGATTGTCTGCAACCGATTGTGCTTCCGATACTTGCTCCGGTGGGCGGTCAATAAAACCACTACCGCCCTGTGCAACAGCCCCTCCGGGTGCGTACCCCACGCGACCCCCATCCGCAAATCTGCGTCCGCCGCCTCTTCCTGCTTCGGGACTGGGAGAGTAACCCCCGTAACGTGATGATGATGATGATGCAGTGCCTTGTTTATCGCTTTGAGTATCTTCTCTTTCAGAAGACCTTGTGCTTACAACGTCAACACTGTCACTGTCTTGTGGTGTGCTGCTAATGATGCTACTAAGGTCCGTAACACCCGGCTGGTCTTGCATAGGTTTGGTTGGTTGAATTTTTTCTTTTTCTAAGTCGAGTGCTTCGTTTAAAGTCATTGTACCTGCGCGGGCCGCTTCTAAGGCATTCCTAACAGCATTTCTGTACATTTGCCCCGTTCCGGTCCTGTGGTTTACATCAGAAACGCCAAAAGTCTTAGCCGCCAACTGGTCTACATGGCTCATATTACCGCCCGCAGCACTCTGGTTAGTTCGGGGGTCGTAGAAAGTTCCGTTACTTCTGTAAAACCCGTCGATGCGGTTGTTCGATACAAAAACACCCCCGCTACCCTCAATACTCGTTCCAGTATGGGCTTTGGTAATGTCATAGTTTCTATACGGGTCGTTTCCTTGGCTCAGTCTATCCAAAGCCACTATATGCTCCCGACTCAAACCGTTGTAGTTTCCTGTGTAACTGCTTTTGCCGTGTTCTCTTGTGACGCCAAACCCACTGCCGGTTAACATAGCAAAACCCGTGTCCATTCCAGCTAGTTGACCATACTGAGAAAGAGCGTTGGAGTATGCCCTGTTAGAAGACATGTGTTTATACTGAATGGTGTGAACCGTATCTGCAAATGCGCCAAGCACACCAGCGGGTCTAAAGCTGGCGTTTCCAAACGCATTTGTTACGGTTTCTCCGCCAATAAATCCTGCTGCTGCGGCACCCGGTAAACCGCCTAAAACGGACATGACGCCCCCAGCAATCTTTTGATTGTCTTTAGTCGTCAACTCTCCGTCTACAAGCCTGTCGAACATGCTTTTTGCTTTGCCCGGTGCGGTTTTTATATCCTCTACACCTCTTTTAGCACTTCCTGATACTTGCTTTCCAAACTGAATATTACTAAAGTCGCCATCAACCAAAGGTTCAATTACATTTTGTGCAAGGGACGAATCAAAAGAAAAAACACGGTCTGTTTTTTTGTTAGAGTTTAGGTAATCAGAATACGTATTAAAAGTGGTGCCACCTAAAACGGAGGGTGCGCCCCCGTCGTAAATGGTGGGAGTGAAACCGTATTCACCGCTAAGTGTTTTTCCCGAAAGAATATTTGGGGGTCCATTGTCGTCATCGTCGGTAGAAGCAAATATGGCAGGTGTAAATTGTTTTAGTTCTGTAAGGTCATCATCAACACTAATGCCCGTGTCTTCTGCCAAATCAGGCATACCCAAAGAAGTCGAATAAAAATCAACAGGAGAACTTTTATACACAGACTCGCTAACAGTTTTCTGCCCTTGAAAAAAGGAAACTGGCTCGTCTGCGCCATCTATTCCTATGTCAACTCTATCAACCATTCTTTACAATTGCCTCGTGATTATCTTTAAGTTTGAGGAGTGTTTCCAGTAAAGCCGCTTTCCCCTGCATTTGGCGCAGTTCCGACTCCGATTGTGCCGTTACCAGAGCCTTGAACGTCTGTTCCTTCAGGATTAGGAGATACTCCTCCAACCCCGCCCATATCTGCGGCTGGGTCAGAAGGGGGGCCACCAGCTTCGCCTGTTCCTTGTTGTACATTAGCCATCATTCCTTGTAACATCTTTGCGTAGAGTTGCGCTTCGTTAGCATCGTTGACTAGGCTATCGGGGTCGATATCCTGTGAGATTGCCAATTCGCGCATCAGGTTTGGTATCTTGATAAACGGGGCCAGCATCGGGTTAGCAACTGTTTGCAACAGGGATGTCAGACGCTGTGTCCGGACTTCCTTTTGCATAACTGCAGCCACGCCACGCGGCTTGATTTCAAGGTCACCCTGTATGTCCTCTGCCTCTTCATTGAACTGCATGTTCCATTGAAAGTATGCCTCGCCCAAAGGCTTCAGTAGCATGTCATCAATGTTCTTAATTACAGTTTTCATCGACAGGCCCGCTGAACCCATCAGCATAGATAAACCTGCAGCGGTTCGCCCTGTTCCTGTTACGCCCGTTTGTCCGTGCATAATAGATGGGATACCCGTTTCTTCGTCGGCAAGCTGGCGGCTCACCTGATACATCTGCAGGTTTTCACCCGCTGTGTTCGGGAACTTGAGGCCATTGATAGCCGTTCCTGTAACACCAGACTGGCGTCGGAAAATCTTTCCGGGGAAGATGTCCATGTTTTGACCGGGTACAAGGCTGGCTTCATCAACGTCAAACACAAGGTTGCCAGCAAGAGCGAGGTTGTCGATTGCCATACGAACGTGGCCGTTCATTAGCTTTTGGGCGTCTTCCATGTTTTCTGCTACGCCGACACCCCACAACTGATAGGGGTTAACCTCGTAAGGAAATACTTGGAAAGGAATGCGGGCGGGGGTGAATGGGTTTAAGACGCAGCGTAGCACCATTGTGCCACAAACCCATACGTTAACCTGCACCTCATCGAACTCCGACATATCCTCTGCACCCTCTAGGCCCGCTTCTTGTGCAAGCTTCGAGTCGAGTACACCCCAGTATTCTAGGACTTCATAGCGGTTGCCTTGATAGAAAGGCTCAGTCTCATCCTCGCGGATGGTGTCCTCGTAGTATTTGTCTTCGTAGTTTGGACCTTTGGCTAGGCACTCTTCTACCGCCTCCGCAATAAAATGCGGACGCTTGACCAGCGAACGAAGCTGCTGGCGATTCATGCGGTGACGCTGAATAACGTATTCGCAATCGTCGATGCTAGTGGCGGATGGGTCTGGGTGAAAATCCCAGCAAGATACCATCTCAACTCGCGGGACACTTTTTTCTTCGGGGACATAGTTACGCTGTCCGTCTTCGTCTCGCTCCCACTTGTGAACCCGTTTGTAAAAGTTAAACGGGCCTTTAACAATGCCTGTACCTAGCAAGCACGACTCGAATACTGAATTACGCAACACATTTACTGCGTTGGTATCTAGCAACTGGTCGTGGATAGTCTTCTCCATGCGTTGAGCCGCAATCTTGGCGGGTTCAATCTGGGGTTCTCCCATCTTGGCCCGGCCTTCAGCGAGGGGCAATTGCCCGTATTCGCTCTGTAAGCCTCCTAGAAAGGCTTTAGGCTCTTCTGCCTGTAGTGCCCCCGGAGCAAGTTCCCTACCGTCCCCAGCAAAGCCGTAGGGGTCTTGCGGGCCACTTTCATCTAGGGGTGTCTCCATGTGGGCAAACTCCGCAATGCCTTCGGGCACGGGAGTTGATTCCACAACTAGGGGAAACTTTTTGTTGGCAAACAGAATATCCACAATCTGACCAAAGGCGGCAAGCACCTTGGTCTTAGTAATGCGGATGAATACCTGTGACCGTTCAGAATCACGATACTGGGTTGTTGAGTCGTAGATGCCACGGAAGTTTTTGTAGGCTTGAAGCCACTTCTGTTCGTGGGAGAACCGTCCGTTCTCCGCATCTTGAAACTTGCCCATTACATATGAAGCAAGTCCCGGCATCTGTTCTTCTGGATTCACTAACCCGATAGTGGTATCGTCTGCTGGTTGGAGAAAATTATCTTCAGACATATAAAGTCCTAGCTAAAGTAGTTTCTGTCGTCAGCCATCTTGTTAAATGAAGCTTCTACAGTAGGCTTTGTAGATTTCTTAGGCATAGCTTCTGCTAGGCCACCTAGATTCTTAACTGCAGTATCAAATCCGGGCTTTTCACGGTAGAGCGTTGATGCGCCTTCGTCCGTATCAACACTAACTTTGTCAGAGTTCATAATGTACGATGCGCCATAGTTGTAGTTATTGCCGGGCATTTCTGCCTCCTTATGGTTTTATGGTTGTGGTACGAAGCCTTGGTTAACAACGGGGGCGGCTTCGGGTTCCCTGTTGCGTTCTACGAATCCTGCATCTTGAGTTGCAATACGGGCCATTTGTTCGGCGGGGCTTTCTTCCTCAACTTCGCGGGCGGGGATGAAATCCTGACCTGCAAACGGTCCGGGGTCTGTTCCTTGGGCTTCTATGTCCCGTGACAAACCCAGCATTTCTTCTTCGGTTGTCGGTATGTTTTGATACGAAGTATCAACAATTGCTGTGGCTGCTGTTGCCACTGCTGCCGGGGCTTTAGCTGCAAGCATGGCTGCTTCCATAGCAGTGTCCCGTGCCATCGCCGCGCCAGAACCTTCAGGGTCGCGCAGGGCTTCGTAAGCGGCAGCACCGCCTATGGCTGTGAGTCCTACCTTCAGGGTTCTACCCAAAAATTTATTTATGCCATCTGCCAAGCCCTTTGCATCGAACCCTTTTGATTCGAGTGATGCACGGGCTTGAGGGTTAGATTCGGGCACAGTATCGTCTAATTTCTGAGGTGCAGCAGAGGGGGCTACTGTTGTTTCAGGACGAACAACATCCGTCTTGGGCTTTGGGGCAAAAACCTTGGCTTCCAAGGAACCCATTGTCACAGGAGCATCGGCAGGTTCAAACTTGGGAAGAAGCTGGCTAGATGTAAAATCTGTGTCGTAAGAAATTCGCTGGCCTTCAGGCGGTTGCATTCTTGTTGGCAACTCCTGTGTCTGAGCATCAAACAACCACGCATCTATTGCGTTGGGGACATCTGTAGCAGCTTGACCATAGAAGCCGGGACTTGGATTGTAGTACAAATCCGAAGCACCGCCGCCTTTGGCAGTAGTGCTAATAGCACGGCCTTGTGCTGCTCCCACCTTACCGCCCTGTCCGGGAAATTCATTTAGAGCCAGAGTGACCCACATACGTCGCAAATCGTAGGCTTCTGAAATATTGTTTAATTTTTTACCCGTTTCATGGTCAGTCATAATTCCGGGAACTTTAATCAACTTAGCAACGCGGGTCATCTCTCCTTTGCCAATCGGAGAGCCGTCCGGGTTTACAAAAAGATTGCGGTCATTGGCTTGACTTACATCCAATGCCTGTTGCATAATACTGTAGGTACGTGGCCCAATTGCAACATTTAAATTTTCATCCATCTTAACGCCGGGGGTATCAGTATCAAGAAAGAAACCCCATGCTGCACTACGCTTTTCAGGTGCTTGCAAAGCACTTGCTGGGGCATTCATAATCTCTCCGGTACGAAGACCCATGTGGGCTTGTGCCGCAAGAGCCTTTACAATACCTATATCCTTTGGATTATTCCGGCCATACTCATCTAACTTAGCAAGCCACTCACCCATCAAACCGGGATTAAAACTAAATCTACGTGCTTTTGCTAGGGGCTTGTCAGGACGAACAACCCGACCAGTAGCCATCGGCATACCTTCAGGATACAATTCCTGTAAGGCACCTGCCCGTTGTAACTGCTCATTGATGTGAAATTCAATGGCACCGACTTGAGAGTAGATGGTACGACGTGCGTTTACTGTGTCGTTTATTTCGTAGGCTTGAACAAGAGGATTAATCTCATCGTCGGCAAAAGTATTTACAAAGTCTATGGCGGGGCGGTCTAGGTAATCTTTAAAAATAGGGGCAAACTTAGTGTCGCCCGTAAATGTTGCCATAAACTTTTTTGCACCACCTTCGGCTTTAGACCTAGCAGCATGAGCCTCTGCGATTTGACGCAAAGTAGCCGTGCGCGGGTCTAAATTTTCCGCAAGGGGTTTGTAGCTAGTACCTGTTTGTAAATTCTTCGGTGCCATTTAGTATCCAAAGGTTGCATCGTAGGGCTTAAAGGTCTGGTCCTTTATGCCTTGCAGTTGTTTGTGTATTGAGGTATAGCTGCTGGTTCGCGTCATAACCATATAACGCAACGCATCGTAGGCATGGTCCTCTGCTCTCGTGTCTACATCTTCGCTGTTTGTTTTGGAGAGTGGAATGCCCGATAGCTGTGCAATTATATGCTTACAAGTAGAAAAAATCCGCATTCGTGGTTCGTTAGAGTAGGGGTCGTCAGCAAGCCGCCTGTGCAGTTCCATTTTTCCTTGTAGACGGTTGCGGTCTGAGGGAGTCCACCTAACACCAGCCCGCATCATAGTTTCTGCGATTGACGGGCCGAATCCGGTCTTATTCCAGCATGAGGAGTCAAGGACTGTGTAGTGTGGTTGTGGGTCCAACTCCTCACATTCTAATATTCTATCAGCTAATTGTTCTGCTGTCAAGTGCTTTACGTAGAGTTCCCGATAAATCCAAATGTTGTTGTCCCAGTCGATTGCACCCCACAGAACACACGACGGGCTAGAGTACCCATAGTCAGCAGCACGGATGCGGGGCCAATTGGTTGGCAACTCCCACGGCTCGACAACGTGACGTACTCGTGAAAACTCCGGGAAGGCGGCTCCCTCCGCTACATCCCAGTCCCCTTCTAAGAGTCGTCTACGCTCGACTTCTGGGAGTGACCGAAGCATGGCCTCGTATTGGCCGTCTGCCATCAGGAAGGGGTTGTCAGTCAGCCGTGCGGGGACAAACTTGCGATAGAACAGCGGCTGACCTGCCTTGGCGTGGCCGTCGGGCCACACAAATGTTTTTCCGGTGTCTAGGTCTTTTGCACCAAAAGCGATATTTGGTTCGTGAGCGTCGATGTACATCTTCTTGACCCACCAACCACCCACTCCTCCGGGGTTGGCTGTGCAGCGCATGCACAGGTGTTGCTGGAGTTCAGGGTCAGTAGAACGAAGGCGAGAACGTAGGTAATCCCAGACGTAGCTGGATGGGTACTGTGTGATTTCATCTACGCCAATCCAATTGAAAGCCTGTCCTTGAAAGCGAGTTACATCCTTGTCTCTGTCTAGGTAGGTAAACCAGAGGGTTGCCCCAGAGGGGAACACCCACGTTGATTTTGCTTCGCGCCATATTGCGCCGGGGAAAGCCTTGGGGTATAGTTGTTTGGCTTTGTCTATTAGTTCTGTTAGTTCGTCGAGAGTACGGCGAAGAAGAAGGCCACGATGGTTGGGATTGTGGCAGTAGCGCAGCGGGTCAGCAAGGAGTGCGAAACTTTTGCCACCGCCAGCGGCACCCCCATACAAAACATCCTGCTCACTTGCAGAAAGAAAATCTTCTTGGGGTCCGGGATTCGGGCGGAAAATAACAGGAGAGCCATCTACTAAGTCCTCTACAGCAGAAGGTAGGTTGGCTAAGTCGCCTTGGTCTATTACCCGTGTCTTTTCACCCCTGAGGCCATCCTCGACCTTTTTGGCTGTTTCCTTTAGGGTTTTGACCTTTTTCTTCTTGGTCTGGGCTTTGGACTCCTGACGTGCTGCTGACTTGGTTGCATTACGCAGACGAGCCTGTACGGAACGCCGTGCCCGTTCCCGGTCAGATATTGCGTACTGAGCCGTGGGCTGGTTCGGGTCTTTCTTGGGGCGTCCCCGTCCACGGGGCTGGTCCAATGTCGCTGGGTCGGGGGGGACAAGGACACGTTTGCGGGGTTTAGTCGCCATTACTGTTTTCAGAACTTCTCGAAGCTGCGCGGCCTCGCTGGGGCTTGAAGTTTGTATAGTATTCGGAGTAGGGGTAGCGATACACAGTTTCGTTAGGAGTGGCAGATAGGTTCACGTTCTTATCAACAGCGTACCTTGCTGCGTATCCCCTCTTTGCCGCACCCGCACTATTGGTAGCTGCCTTTAAGTCTGCCTTTAGGGATTCGAGTTCTTTGGAGTTGTCCACCATTGTCTCTCTTCCCATCTGTGTCTGGTACAACATCCCTGCCTTTAGGGTCTGGGCACCGGGAACGGATTTGGAAAGGGTTTTGATTTGGTCCCGCAACTCTTTTATGCCACGGTCTACCCCTGCAGCGTACTGTGCGGGGGTAACTGTTTTTGCTTTGTCAATCTTAGCCATCTATCACGACCTCTTCCTTTGGAGGCAGTAGGACGACGCCGTGGACTGCCTGTACGTTGTGGTTGATTGTTTCCTGTTTACCCAGACCTACGCGGTTCAGGATGGCTTCAGCAGCCTTCATACGGAGTTCATCCCCCCGTTCGATGTCAGGAGCATTCACAATGTCAACTATGCGGTTGGCAGCGCGGAGAGATTGTCCCGCCAGCATGGTGCGGGTACGGTCTACAATCTCATCAGCAAGACGTTCACGTAGCCACGTCACAGAACCGGGGGCATACCCCGCAATGTCGGCAGCTTGCCGGACGTTACCGCCGTTATCGAACAGGGCATCCAAGAATGTCTCCTGTTTGTCCGTGAGGGCGGGCTTGCGAGTGCTTGTTTGGGGAAGAAGATTCATTACACACCTGCTACTTGTTGGCACCTGTACCTAACCTCGTAGGGTTGAGGCACAATGAAGGCTACATCGCGTATCATTTCAACAACACGCAACTCACACGCCTCCTTCGTGTGGTAGGGACCACGGGTATCGTGCGCCTCTAGGCACTTTTGTCCAATATTTAGGGAACATATCAGTATTACGGCTGCAAACATGGGGGATTTCTTTCGTATATCCCTATATTTTAGGGATATTTAACGTTTGTGTCAACAAAAAAATAAAAAAGGTTGACAAACGGGAATTTTGTTCCTACAATGGACTCTAGTCCGCCGGGGTAAATCCCCTGTATACCCCCGGTACCCCGCCGGTACCCCTAAAGGGGTTGCTGACAAGACCCACCCCGGTTCCCCGCCGGGGTTTTTTTGTGGGTTGCCCTAGGGGAGTTGCAAACATACCTGTATGGATAACCTATTTACCCCAAAAATATGCCGGGTTTGCATAGCAAATGCCGGGGGGGTGGGGTGGCCCTTGCGTACGCCCGCGCACAGCCATTTTTTTATCCTTGTTTGTCACCTCGCCGAAACCCTACGGCCTCACCGCCGGTAACCCAAGGCACCCCACACCCAACACCCCTTAACATTGCGCCCGCCCGCGCCCGCGCGTATGGCGTTTGTCACGTTTTGTTGTACTGGAAACAACCCCTGCTGGTGGCCTTCGATGTCATAAAGTAT